GTAAAAAACAAAATCAGATCATACGGCGGTAGAAACTGAGCAATAGGACCTTGGAGAAAAGGATTTCAAAAACGCAGGACAACTATAATGCTATGAGATTTGATTGGTTTCAACACCCTTTATAAGGAGCTTGGAAAGTTGCTGGTATTTTTTGGACGGCATGATTCCCATATTATGTGCCACTCGCATAAGGGCGAGCAGCGTTTTTATTTCCACATCCAGATCAAAAAGCATGACCAGCTTACTCTTGGTTGCATTGGCTTTAATAATCAATCTGAGCCCAGACCACAATGCCGTCCGGATCTCCGCCCCAAGTGTAAATCGCTCACTTTTGGGGATATGCCGCAGGGCAACATAGGCGTATCCGATCATATCTTCCCATTTTTGTTGAATTTTCAGCGTACCGTATTCTGCCATTGTAATTAAATCCTTTTCAGATATTCAGGGTCTCAGAAGTCAGATATTCAGGGTATAAAAGCGGGGAAAAAGCCGAAGCTCGCGCTCGGGCTCGACCGGACGCTGCCCAAGCCCAAGTTGCCAGGGCCAGCGCTGGACGTGAGGCTCCAATGGCCGCCACGAACCGGGACTCGTTCTCCAGCAGTGTCAAAATAAAAGGTACCCACCGGATCTGAAGTGTTATAAGGATCAATCAACGCTTGCTGCATCCGCTGTTTTGTCGCTGTGGCCAGTGCATCAAAATTTGTAGTCGTGGTTAAGCCTTTCCACGCACCAAAAGTTGTGCCTCCGGTTGTTTCAAGGGTATCGGCGGGTGTACCAAGTTTTGTTATGCCGCCATCGTCCGCAATGATAACCCCCTGGTCAACCCAGTCCGCCTCTACGGCTGAAAAATTATTATCATTGGGCATAAAAAACTTTCCGTTCACAATTTTCATGCCATCAATCCATTTATAAACATTGCCGACCATATCGGATATGCCGGCCAGGGTATTATCATGCCGCCATGAAGCGGGGCCGGATCCGGTCAAGGTTCTGGCTGTTCCGGAAGCCGTGCCGGGTGCAACTTTATCCTGTCTACGGCCTTGCTCATGCACCTGATCATGGTGTCTCCCATAATATGTGTTACCCCTGGGCTGGAATCCGTTTTTAATGCACCACATGGCCACGGCAGCCCACTCCCAGTTTGAGAGCAAATGCCACCCTGGTCCCTTGGCGGTGCAATATCCCTTTGCAGCATCAAAATTAATACTGGCGGCCGGATCAACCCCGGGCAAAGATAGCGCCCGCCCGTCCTTGACTATTGCCGGATATTGGCCGAAAAAAAACTCGGATTTTTCAACACCATTAACAATGAACGCCGGATGGACTCCGGTTCCAAGCCCAACGTCGATATCCTCAACATTAAACTTTGGTATCACGACCATGTAAGACGGATATCCTTTGTCATCATACAAAACTGTTACTTTCCCGCCAGTGGCGGCTTCCACGGATGCCCTCAAAGTATCTCTAGAATATATAATCATTTGAATCTCCTAATTAAAAATATTTTAATTGTGATATTACCATAATCTAATTTTGATCTGAGCCGAATCGAGCGGTAAAGACGTAAAAATCTCCTGTTCCTGGCCGTTATCACCCTGGGTGATCTCGCTCTGATATTTAACCGCTGGGAGAAGCAGGCTGGCAATGTAGCGGTCCTGATTTCCGGGGGGCGATGACATAATTTTCACATTGCCGGTGGTGTCCGTTACAATATTTATTATGGTGGGAACATCGGCCTGATAATCTGCACAATCAACCATCAATCCCAGCATATTGAAGACAGTCCCGTCCTGCTCGAAATCAGGGTAAGGCCCTTTTCCAATATATTTTATATCCATATTAATCACGCCCCCAATCGCATAGTTGTATACCTTACAGTCACCACATCAGCAGTACCCGTTGTATACAACGTAAACCCGTTTACCAGCCGCCCCTCTGCCAACACTTCTCCGATTTGATCCATACCGCCCACGGCAGAAACGATATCGATACCAACTTTATAACTATTGTCTGGATAAATATTTGTTATGCTGACCGATTTATTCGCGGCCGCAAGAATAAACATGGGCCAATCTGGTTCAACCCTTCTTGTATCTGTCAATGTCACACTTCCGAGATCTGGGTCTGTGGCCGCCGTGTTGCCAATTGGCAACGTAAGACTACACACTTCAACACCGGCGCTACCAACTGATTCACCAAATCCTGTGATCCCGGCAACAATGGCACCACTATAAACAGCCAGATAGACCCGACATGTGGCCACAGCCCCGGTATCGTTATCCGGGACTGTTATAGTGCCATCCAGCACCTCAGGTACGCTGTAAGTCCGCCCGAGCATAAAAAGAAACCCAACCGCGATATCAATTTCCCGAGCAGTTGACTTGCTGGCAACACAACCAGATTTAACACCTCTGTTATAAATGATCACTTTGCCTTGTTGCGTGAAGTATGTTCGAAGCCTCTCAATTTCCCGGTTAGCAAGCCCGGCCATATCAATCGCACAGGTTATAGCCCCGTAAATTTCATTTGCGAAAGGAGAATTCACCGCAAGCCAAATAGTATCATTACTTCCCGGCTCTGACGTTGTAACGTCTGCCAAATTCACTAAAAGCTGATATATTGTATCGCCATGGCCAACTGAAGCTGGTTTTGCGAGTGCACCCGCTAATGCAGACCACTTCCCTTTAAAATTAGCCGTTGCCGCCGCTGTGGCAGCCGCAGTGGTTGCAATTCCCGCTTGTGCCGTGGCGGTAGTAGCCGCTGCAACCGCTGTCACTGCATTTGTGTTTGCGCCGATTGCCAAGGTATTGGCCTTATTTGTCCAGGCGGGCAATTTCGCGTCAAAAACATCGGATTCATCGGAATAGGTTGTCGGACGTTTTCTGGATGGGACGGGGTTTAAATCTATGTCTATTAAATCAACCATTATGCTCTCCTCAAGTCATGGTCATGCCAATTAGTTCTACATTTATAATTGAGTCTTCCAAGTATTCAAAAACGGTGGTGGCCCGTTTATAATAGCCATATGTCAAATAGGGTCCTTTTATTGTCTCTATCTCGGTAGGTATCCACACCACCGGGGTGGCGCGGTATGTTTCAAGAAATTCAAAGACAGACTGTAAAATAGAATTGTCTATCGTCATTTCAACATTTGTTTTTTTTGTAAATGACCGCTCAACAACCTCAAGATTTCCCCACAAATCCGGGGTAATATCTGAGTAATTAACTATTTCAAGGGATGGGGAATATTCAGTAACGCCAGAATACTGAACGGCCCCAAAAACTATCTCCCCACATTTAGCGGTGGCTGTATCTGATTCCGCGTTAATTTTTATTGAGAGGACAGCGTTACGGTAAGGAGGCAGATCCGTCTCAACCGTATGCCTGGTCATTAAAAACGGAGCAAACCGATATGAATAAGCATCGAACACGTTGCTTGTACTTATCAAGCTAACCGATTTTTCATATACAACCCCTTCCACAGGGTCGGTCATGGTTATGTCTATTGATGAGGCTTCAAGTTTGAAAAAAGATATGCCAGACACGATATTCCCCGGGGTCAGGGTGTATTCTATTGATCCTGTGCGCTCGACCTGGCTGCCTATTTTGACATCGAATGGGGACCATGGAGCGGTTGCACTCGGGATGCTCCAATATAAATCAATAGAGGTTCCAGTCGGCGTGTTTTCGATATTCCCCGCCTGTAATGACTTATATTTTTTATGATCAGCCGCCACAATGACGATATCATCCTTTGCATATGTGACCAGGGGATCATATTCTGGGTATGTATATGACCGAAATACCCACCACTCTGGTGACGGTTCCGGGGTGTTTCCAGCGTTCTCGTCCTTCAATGACTCATATATATCCAGCTTTATTCCATTAACAACATGCCGGAAATCCCCTTTAGCATACGTCATGCCAGGATCATATAATGCCGGTGCGATCTCATGCACATTTGTGCTGGTCAAAATATCCTCAGTCACAATTATGGGAACTATATTTTTCATGCTGTCCTTGTGGCTGGCATTCCGCGGTCATTCCAATCCTCAAGAATACCGGTATACCGCTCTATTTTTAGGTTACTGATTGCTATTGATTTTCGCTGTACCTCATTTTCTTTTTTCATGGATTCGGTTTCTTTCCGGAGCAACTTGATTTCGGCCATTAGCTCACGTGGCCACTCCTGCGAATCAGGGATTGACCGGGCATTTGCAATGGCGCGAATATTTGCCAACAAGTCGATATTGTAATCGTCGGAAGATCTTGGTTGATCGATGATTTTTACGGGGATATATCCATTTTCAAGGGGCACAATCCCTTCTATTCCGTGCAGGGTGGCCGTATATCCTGTTACTGGACCCGAAGCAATTCCGCCTTTGGCATATTCGCGCCCTTCATTTTTGCCGAATTGAAAATAGTGCATTGATGCTGAAAATGGGTAAACCCCACTCGCTATGGCTTGAGCTATATCAGGATTTTTCGCTAAATAGGATTGTTCGAATTCAGGCGTGCCAAAAGTCCGTCCTTCAGCCGATCCATATGCCCACATATGCCAATTCACATATTCTGTCGCTGTTGGATTTCCTAACGCTGCGGCATTTTCACCGGATAAATATGTCTGATATACATCTGGATTTGCTGCAAAGTATGACTGAACCGACGGCACTACAATTGCCGCTTTCCTGGCCGCCTCCTGGGCCGCTGCCTGTGCCGCTGCAAATTGTGCCTGTGCCTGCACCTGTGCCGCTGCAAATTGTGCCTGTGCGGCCGCTGCCACAACCTGTGCCTCTGCCTGTGCCTGTGCCGCCGCGGTAGCCTGTGCCTGTGCCGCTACCTGTGCCGCCGCTGCATCCAGATAAGCCGATTTAAGATCTAATATGCCGTTTTGGATACCGGTAAGGGCAGATATCTCTGATTCATACCAGCTTGTTTCAAGCGCGGTTTTGGCCTGATTATAATTTGCTTCGGCTTGCGCCAGGTTTGTTGTGAGTTGGTTTGCGCCGGTCAACAGGTCAATCTGAGATTGATAATCGCTCATATCCAAAGCGGCTTTTGCCGCCTCATAATTCGCCCGGGCCTGATCCATGCTCACAACGTCATCAGAGACACCATCAACGGCATTAACGATCTCCTGAAGCAGGTTAGCCTGCTCGTCTGCCTCGGTGATCTGGGACTGCGCAGCCGCCTCCATGTCTGAACTGATCCGGGCGGCCAGGGCGACATCATTACTATAATCAGCAAACCCCCTGCTGCTATTTTTAGAAGTATCAATAAACCGATCCAAAGCGGCCGGTAAATCAGAAAAGGCATCCGTATCTCCAGACATGGCTTGCTCAACCAGTTTGTCAACATTGGCCAAAGCATAGTCCCGGGAGTCTACAATCGGGATGGAATCAATATAAAGATTGTCCCGGAAAGACCATAGGCTATCGATTGCGGACGATAAGCTTGAATTTATCCGCTCTTGGACGGATATTTCATCTTCCAGAAGTCCAATATAAGTGGACTTAGAATCATTTAAACCGGTTGCCAGGATATCCAACTCATTTTCCAGGAGACTGAGATAATTTGATTTTTCTGCTGACAAATTATCTTCAAGGATTTGAAGCTCATGTTCCAACCCACTAATATACGCGCTCTTAGCTGATTGGGCCGCATTCGTAGCTGTTTCCAAAGCGGCTGTTGCCATAGATGCGTTATCCATCGCGGAACTCAAGGCCCATACTTCCTGTTGAAAAGCAATTATAGGCTCCGCCAAGTCCCCATATGTTTCCTTGAGAGTTGAAATTTGCTGTTGCCTGGATGAAGCTATCCCTACTGAGTCCACCAGTCCAATGAGATTATGATACTCTGTGGACAGATCTTGCATCGCTGCCACATATTCGGACATATTTACTGAGGTTACTTCAATGATATCCTCGAGATAGTCATAATAGTCATCCGCAACCCCGGCCAAATCGATTAGTTTGACATACAATTCTTCCCCTGCGCTATTGCTTAAATCAACGGCTTCAATGGCCGCCCTGTATGCTTCTCTTGTAATAGGTAACATCGCACCGGACGCGCCCAAGGATGACGTAAGAATCTTTTTTATATCAGCTTGCTTTTCCGCATCTGAATAAAAATTATTATAGTAACTTTCCGTGGCATCTGTGAAATTTTCTAAGCCCCCGGCAATATCCAAAATACTTTGAGAAAATTTGATGGCCAGCGCCGGGACATCAGAATTTTCAAAAGCATTTCCAAGTTTATCAATCGTATCAAGGACAACCACTTTTTCAGTTGCTACCCTGACCGCAGTTTCCATCATCCCTTCTCCGGTTTCTTGGTATTGACCGATCATCGACCCGAACAATGTGCTGGCGGCTGTGTCAGATATGCCGGATATAGCAGCGCTCAAGGCTTCGTTTATTTCATCTGCTGTTGTCAGATTTTTAAGATCAATATCCCCGATACTAAAAAGATACCCCTGGACGGTTGCCACATCTTGACCCACAAGATCCGCAATACCGACAAAAGAAGATCCAAGGTCAGAAAAAATATTGGTTAACATACGGTCTACATCTTCGCCAAGGTCCTGGAGCTGTTTTGTGTGCGTATATTTATCACTATGAAACCACCCGCCGTCCTCAACTGTGGTAACATTGGCATATGATTTTGCGTCTACCTGGCCACCGGACTGTAAACCACCGATAGAAATAGGTGCGGCCGTTATTCCCTGGGCACCCACTTCTGTTCTTGTGGAACCGCCAAAGATACTGCCAACGATACTGGAAATAAAGCTACTGCCCGGAAGCCAGCCCACGAGACTGTCGATTGTTTTTTCTATGCCCCCTGCAAACTCTCCAACTGAGATCCCCATATCACTGGGAGCAAATCCCGTCCCGCTCCGGAACAAATTACTGACCAATCCCGTGATATTTGAGTTCAGATCCACCATTTCGTCGTGAATGCCCTGGAGTTCCGTATATTCATCCAGGTGCATATCTTCCAAAAAATCCTGGGAATTTTTAATGGATTCGCTCGCTGCCCCGGAATCACCCAAAACAGATCCGGTTACAGATTGGGCTTTAACCGGCACATAGGATGATCCACCACCACCACTGCTTAATGACCCGCCTATTTGCGACAAAATCCCCCCCATCATCGCAGCCATGGAAATAACCCTCGGGATTGCAGTATAAGGATCTCCCTGGCCCGCTGCCGTCACAGAAACAACGGCATTCGAAATGGCTTTTTGAAGATTCATGGCAAGCTCAACCGCTGCAAACCCCATTTCTATGTTGTGCATATTTTCGCGTGCTCTGGAATTTTCTGCAAAAAGCTGAGAAGTAGTACCGAACATTTGACGATACCCGGACATCTGGTCCGTTATCATACCCGATTCTTTTTCAGACAACTCTTTTAATTTTTTTGTGCGCTCGTCCGTGTCATCAAGGGCAAGCGCCTCTTCCTTGAGCTTGTTGATTTTGATCTGATTCTCGGCCTGTTTTTCAAACATGGCATTAAGATCTTGCATGGATAAAACCGCATTGTTTATGCCGTCTGCAATCTCGTTTCCGAATGATTGGCCGGAAAATGTACTGCCGGAAATGGATGCTATGCCGTCTTCAATGGATTTTAATTTTTTGTCATAATCTTCTACCCAGCCTATGCCAGCATCAATATCATATGTATCTTCGATGGCCAGGGCCATTCTGTTTTGGAGATCTATATTCCTGTTTAGGGCAAGGGCTTCATTGTTGCGGGATATAAGCATGTTATCAATGGCGGCTTGCATCTCATTGATGCCGCCATTATCAATGTCGTATGCGTCGGCAGCCAACAAAGAAGCATCTAAAATTTTTTCAGTGATTGCCATCTCTTTGTCAAAATCCGCCTCCCGGAGCCTATTTAATTCTGCATAATATGCCGCATCGATCCCGGACTTACTAAGATTATACTTGCCGGCGGCGGCAAGCATTTTCTCGTAATTTTGTTTGGCTATTGCTTCTCCGTATTGAGTTTGGGACAGCGTATTTTTCAGGATGTAATTTTCTATGGCGTCCGCAGCTGTCTGAGCTTCTTTGGATAAGATCTTAACATTTCCACCGGCTTTTTTGGCTCCATCTGAATAACTATCCCAACCCGTGGTATGTAATGCGTCACCTAAGTTACCAGTAGATTGTGTAGTATTGTCAAATTTTGTTTTTAATTCTGCCAATCGTTTTTGTAATTTTTCTAACAAAATCTCGGCGGCTATTATTTTTTGGGATTTTTCGTCGCTGATTAAAAAAGAATCACTTGGTCCCCATTTTTCCAATGAACTTTTTAGAGAATCTATAGCTGATTGGACTTCATCAACATTTGTTGATAGCAAAGTTGATGAAGGGATCAAATCTGGATTGATTATATTTTTTAAATTATCCCCGATTAATTTAGTCGATGCTATAAAAACCCCAACCGGGGTGGAGCCGGTTAATATCCGGCCCAAAAGACCCAGCCCGGCTGCGCCGACCACACCCTCTGGCAAGGAATCATAAATTTCCTTTATCCCTAATACTTGGGTGCCAATATTTTTAATATGACCCGGAACATCCTGGGAAATAAAAGTTTTATTCTGCCCCACCCAATGGGACATCTGGGTGACCACCCCTTCAATTTCCGGAGCCAGGCTGGCCACCACTGTGGTAAACTGGGTCTGTAGCTGCTTGGTCAAGTCGTTAACAGCTATATTGGCGGCAATAGCCCCCTGGGCCGTTTCTTCGGCCAAAACAAAACCCATGTCATGGGCATGTTTGGAAAACGCCTCAATGGCCCGGGATCCTCCGTTGATCATGGCCACAAATTGCTCACCGCCCTGGCCGCCGAAAATCTCATCCGCAATCCGCATCTTGCTGGCATTTTCCATGCCCTGCATTTTATTGATGATTTCAGACAGTAACGCCGGGGTGTCTTTTAATTTCTGGGTCAATTCCGCCTGGCTGTATCCCAGGCGTTCAAATGCCTCCTTGCCGGGACCGGATCCTGTGACAGCAAATTCCTCCGCCCTTAAATTCAACTCTTTTAACCCGTCTGTCAGGGCTTCCTGGGTGACCATGTATTGACTGGCCGCATAGGTCAATTCCTGATATGCCTTTAAACTGACACCGGCCATGGTGGCATTTTTCTGCAGTTCCGCCGTGGACTCCATGGATTGCTGGACCAGGTATCCGAATCCGGCACCCGCCAGGGTGGTGACCGCCCCATTCAAAGAAAATACATAACTGCTCAAACTCCGGCATTGTTTTTCAACTGCGCTGAACGCCTTGCCGGTGATCTCTCTGGCCGTTAAAATTATTTCAAGTTTATTGTCCATGTTTAAATCCTTTTTCCTGCCATTTTCAGTCTGAAATTTTTAGAAATATTTTCCAGGGCCGTATTTTTATGAGTCTGCCAGAAAGGATCCACAATGGGTCTGGCAGGCGTCCTGAACTGGTGGGTGGCCCGTTTTAAAAAAAAAGGGGTCTGCTGGCCTTCCATACTGCCAAGCATTCCCCCCCGCCACACAATCAGCCGGCGCAAACTATCAGACACAGTGCTGGGAAATCCAGTCTGGTGGTATTGCGCCAGCCTCCGCCAGGATTTTGAAACCGAATGGGGACCCCGGCCCGGCTGGACAAACCCCACCATCATTTTAAAAGGATTGGCGGTGGCAATATTGTACCGGATCCCATGGACCAGCCGCGCCAAAGGTTTCCGGTTGGGGCTCTGGCGTTCTGTCCGGCCGCCATAAACTTCAATCTGCCTTACCAGCCGCCGGGCAATAAAGGACAAAGGGGCAAATGTTCTGCCCCCCGGGGCACCCTGCTGGATCTCTTTTTGTAAAAGATTTTTAAGCCGGAATCCCTCCACCCGCACCGCAGTGACCTGGGCCTTTTCCGCTTCATTTTTCTCGGCTTTCAACCATTTTATGGTTTTGCCAACCCCGTCCAATATGGCAGCATTATTGGGTCCCGACATTTAACATTTCCTTTTCTAACGCCTTAATTTTTTGTTCCAGGCCCCGGGACCGGTAAACATCCAGATCCCTGCAGGCCTGGCGGAATTCCGCATAATCCAGGCCGATAATTCTATCCAGCCCTGCCCGGACCTGGGTTTCTATTTCTTTCCAGACAACCCAGGCCTCAGAATTTTCCGGCACCAGGGCCGGGGGGGATCCCCATGGGCAGGTCTGACACTGAATCCCCCGTTTCTTTTTATATCCACCACAGGTGCGACAATATTTTATTCTTTTTCTGTCGTGGTGCCATCTGTAGTGTTCCCGGAGTTTTTTTCCTCGTCTTTATCTCCATAGGTTTCCTTGAGCATTTCAGACCACACCCGCTTGGTTTCCTTGGCATCACATTCTTCCATGAATTCAAGCGCTTCCTTGTCAAGGACCAGCTCCAGACCTTTGTCTACGGCATCGTCACACTGGGCATAGGTGGGCATGCACCCCAGGATTGAATACCCATATGATTTCAACTCCTTTATTTCCTTTTTTTTCAATGGCCGCACGACTGCCTTGCAGGTCAACCCTGTATCACTTCTGGTAATTGTCACGTCTCTCATTATGCATGTGCCTCCGCATTGGTAACCGTGACCACAACAGAACTGGCCTCGGTCGCGTTATCGTAATATCCCAGCCATTCCAGTCCAATAGCGATCCCCTGGGGACCGTCAATGCCGGGGTCTGTTTCATTGTACTGGGCCTCAGGGAAGAGCAATACAATCTTGGAATCCGCCGCCTTGGTGGCAGTGATCTCCAGGGAAGTTTCCGTGCTGTTGATCGCTTTTTCCAAAAGCACGGTATCTTTAAACAGAAAATTATTAGTCCCGCCCACCTTCATGATCCCGTCCGGGATGGTGCCCAGCTTGCCGCCCCCGCCGATCAGGTATTTACTGGTGTCCGGATTCCAGCCGACATTGAAAGACCAGTCATCTGAGTCCGCAAAAGAAGCACCCCCTTCTTTGATGGTGGTATGGGTATTGTCCAGGGGCGACAGGGTGATCACATCTGGAGCAGCATCAAATGATGCGGAAGCGATGGTTCTGGCAGACCCAACAATGTCCAGATTCAGCAATAGTTCGCCTTCCCCTCCCACACTGCCGGAGATGCTGGAAATCTTGCACCCGGTATACTGAAAATATTTGGGGGTGGCCAGATCCAGATACTGGTGTTCAATGGAGATTGATCCCCGTTTGGTGATACCGGTCATTTTAAAAGTGTGAACATATGGGCTGGCACCGGTGGTGACCAGACTGTTAAACGCCGCTTTTAACCAATACCATACCGCCACTGAATCAAGGGGCACCGTGATCTGTCCGGCAACGGTATAGTTTCCGCCGGTGGGTTTTACCGGGTTATAATCCCCCCGCAAAACCGCACTACTGGTCTTGTTCCGGGTGGCTTTCAAGGTTGATTTTATAATGGGTAATTCAAACCCGTCCGCTGCCAATGTGCCGAACGTACTTTCAAAGCCCATTATAAGTTTTGATAATGCGCCGGTTGCTTGTTCTGTCATGATTTTTTACTCCTGTTATTATTCAAATGGATTGGTCCCGGTTGTCCAGATTTCAGACAAGACCAGCACCATGTTTGCAGATACAAAGGGAAATTGATCAATGCTATTGTATTCCGTATCCACGCTATCAATTTTCAATCCTGCCGGAATCGCACCAGCGGCCGCCGAAAAAACCAGTTTCCGGAACTCCTCGACCATCCGCCCCCCCACAAACCGAACCACACCCGCAACGCTTGTGGTTTTTCGATCATCATGCACCACCGCACTGATCCCAAGAACATGACCTTTTTGTGGGCGGGACAATCCACCGGATTTGTCCATGGCACCAATAACCACAAGGGGGCAGGCAGATGCCGGCGGTTGTTCCCGGCTATCACAATTTTCGAACACTGTATGATTTTTGGCATACTGGGCCTGACACCAGGCCCGGGTCCCGGCATCCAGGGCAATGGTATCCCCCAGGACGGATATGATGGTGTTTATATCTGCCATGATGTCACCCTTTCGTCCCGATTGATCGGGATGACCCAGATATAATCATCCCCGGGGATTTTGGTCCCCTTGTCCTTTTGGGCGGACACGGACCAGGTCACCCCGTCAATCACAAAGGTATCCCGGTAATCCGGATCTGGCACCTGGCTTTTCTGGACGGTAATGGTGGCCACCCGGGCCGGCTGATCTGACTGCCCATCCCCATAATCCACAATGGCCTGAATATTTATCGGACCGGTACCCGGGTTATAGGTAACGGTCTGGGCAAATTCATCCGTATTGAAAAATGTGGCCATGTCATTTGCCAATGTGTCCTGAAATAGGCTCATGATACCTGCCTTTCCAGGTCAACCGCAAACCGTGCCAGGGCCTGAACCCGATCAATCCAGCCAAAAAAGAACCGTTTCAGAATCGGATTCTGCCGGCACAACCAGGCATATTCAAACACCCGGGTCAACAGATAGGTGTGAATCAATATCCCGGGATCAGTATGCCGGACCCTATCCAGGGTAACGGGACCTGCAATCCCGTCAACGATCAGCCGGTGGCCGATGGTGTTCAATGCCCGCTGCAGCAGTTTAATACTCCGGGCCTTGCCCATGTTCACGGCCGTGTCCAGAAGGATGGCCCCCACGGCCGGGGAATACTGGGAAATATTCAATGGCTCATAAAAAAAGGCCATGTAAAACTCCCGGGCCTGGGGTTCTGACAGGGACATAATATCATCCGCATCAATATCCCCGTCCTGGTCCAGATCCGAAAGAGAAGGATCCACGGTCTTCAAAAACCGCAGACTGATACCATACTTGGTGGCCCCGCCCGGATCATTGGGATCATTCACAAAACCGCCCTCCTGGGCAATGACAAAATCAAGGGGATGCATCACAGAATCTCCTTTTTTAAACGGTTTAAAAATTTTTCCTTAAGCAAGATCAAAACGTCCCTGGAGGCATACCCGGAAATTGCAATAACAGCGCTTTTAAGCCCGTCCGGAAAGGCAGTGGTCTGCAGTAAAAAATGAACGATCAGCCCGACAAACGCCGCCGTGATAATACCCACCAACAGCCACCACCAGGAGAACTCCTCTTTCTTCCGCTGCAACTGGGACACAACCCCGCCCAACACACTCAAGAGAATAACAGGCACCAGCTTGATGGCCGCGTCTATACACTCCCGAATGCAATCAGGCATTGGTTTGCTCCTTTTTCCAAATTTTCCAGGCCTCATCCCGCTGGCCCGCCGTCACATCATACCCCAGGATCTCCTCCATGGCCGCAACCTCCGGGGCACCGGATCCCGTGACCCGGCCCGCCTCAATGGCCTGGCCGGCTGCCCGGGCCAGTTCGGCCAAATTCAAAACGGCCGGATGTTCCCGGACCGGGATTTCCATTAAAGGGGCTCCCATAGCAGGGGCTTCCATGACCGGCGGGACGTCATCATCCATAAACCCCCGGACCTGGATGCCTTGCCCGATCCCGTCCGTTTCCCCTATCTGCCCGGGAATCTCCATGGAACCCTGGCCAGCCGGGTCCGGATCATTCTGCAGGATTTTATCAGCCAGGATTTTCTCTGCCATTTGCTCTGCCATGACAGCGGCCCGAGCCTCGATCCGTTCCGCCACCTGACCTGCCAAAAATTCAACGGTTTCCGGGGTGGGCTCCACCTTGGACAGGGTCATCTTGTCCGGGTTTTCAAGCCCGATTCGCTCCCCCTTCTTGAAAAACACCTGGCCCAATATTTCATAAACCCCCTTCCGGCCCTTGACCGGTTTCAGGGTTCTGGACCGCAAGGCCGCCTGACGATCAGACAGCCCTATCAATCCTGTGAACAACTCCAAAATTGCGATGGTTATATACTCAAGCATTTTTTTTGACTCCTCACCTGGGATTGATATTACGCCATGGTCACTTTGCAGGCACCCTGCCACCGGCCCAGACCCACGGCCCGGCTGGAATCTATGCCGTACTGATGGGCCTTGTGCTTGAACTCATGTTCACTCCCTTCCGCCAGGACCGCCAGCGCCACGTCATATTCCTCCTGGCGAATCAGGGGTTTGATTTTCCCATCTGCCCGGAACACGGAAAAACTGCTGGTCCAATCTGCCAGACGGACATTGGGAACCACCTCAATGGAAACATTCTGCTGTTTTAGCCCTTCCATGGCACTCTGACTGGCCGCCACCTGGGCCGGGGTGGCCACGGCATTCAGGGCCGGCATCCACAAGGACATGGGGGTCATGACCAGAAATTTCTGGGCCATTTCGTTCATGGGTTCTCCCTCTTCGTCCTTAAACCCGGCAATGGCCGCAATGGCCTGCATGATGCTCCACTGCATCTCCTCCACGCTGGGTGCGGTAATGGACCCGGACACGGCCGTAGGCAATTCGGAAATATCAATGGTCAGGCTGTTAGACTGGGTGCCGGACTTGCCCTCTGTATGGTCCGTGTCAAAGAAAAACTGGCCGTCATAACAAGGAGTGGAATCTGCCAACAACAGCAGGTCAGACAAAAGTTTTGCCCAGTGTGTTTTTCCCCGGCCGGCAAACTCCTGGATACGGGCCAGGATCTGACCGGTCTTATCCCGCCGCATATCCGAAACCAGGATTTCCAGGGTGGCCTCATATAATTTGTTCCGGATGGTCAAAAAGTTTTCTTTCAGGCCCTTGGCATGCCTGCCCCCGATCCATTCGCGCATTGTCGGACTCACCCCGATCCAGGGATATGTTTCAATGGCCGAATCGGAAGGGAAATAATTGGCAATCTGATTAATCCAGCCCATGCCGTCCAGGGCCTCCAATTCCATGAAGTACCAAGCGATGACCTGTTTTGATGTGATTTTATCCATTGTGCTTTCCTCTTTTTTAAAATTATAAAAAAATGTTCATTTCAGCTGTTATCACCGCCTGGTTTATCCTTCCGTGGCCCAGGTTCCCACCATTTTATCCACCATGGGACCGTCCGCATGGCCCAGCCGCAACCGGACATAATCCCCCCGGCAGGCCGTGGCCTTGGTATTGATCAGATCTTTGTCATTGGCCCCGGCAATGTCCGGACCCATGATTTTGTCATCCGCCACCGGAGACACATTCACGGCCACGGTGCCAAAGGCCCCCAGGTTCACAATGGTGCAGGTAATCGCCACGGCCGTGGCCGGCAGGGTGACCACCTTGGCATCCGCCGTCACAAAAAAGGCCTTGCCCGTGTCCTGGACATCCAGGGTTTTATTATCTGCCACCACTTCGCAGGTAAGCCCGGCCCAGGGATCCATAAAATTGTCCACATCAAATTCCACGATCAGCAACCCTGAACTCACAAACCGCCGGGAAAAACCGATGAACACCCCGCCAACCGGGGAAAAAGAAAAGGTATCGTCATCCGTGGCATAAATCGGCAGGTCCACGTCCGTGATCACCGCCCCGGACACGGCCAGCTGAACCGACCCGGCCTTGATCGTCCGGCAGTTAATGGCAGCCGCTGCCCCGGCTGAATTGTCCGCTTTGGACTCTGCAAATCCGCCAAACCGGTCCGCACTGGTCAAGGGCCGGATATGGCCGGATGATTTCACAATGCCGCCCACGGCCCCCTGGTAAATAATATCCGCCGCAATGACGGGAAACTCGTTCCGGTTACCCAGTTCGTAAGCCCGGATGGTATCGCTTGCTAATGTTGTCATGATCTAAAACTCCCGTTAATCAGTAAAAAAAATTTTCGGCCGCCCAAAACGGTGTCCAGTTACTTGTCTCCCAGCACCTTTACTTTTCCGGACTTCGCCGCTTTCACATAGGCCAGATAGGCGGTCTTGCTGCCAAATTCCTGCTGTAGTTTTGCAGATTTTTCAAAGGCCGCAGTGGCCTTTTCTTTATTAAACACCGCCCCGTCCGTTTCTGGATCAGCCAGGGTTTCTGTTTCCGGGGGAATGGCCGCTGCCACCGGTTTGACGCCACCGGATTTCAAATGGGTCAATGCCGTGTCCCGGATCTGCCGTTCCGCTGCCAGAACCTGCACAGCCGCCTCGGGTCCCGTGGTCTTGCCGTCAAACATCAGGGTTTCAATCAGAGCCTCATGACCCAGCATGGCCTGGCCCTGGACTCCCTGAATCCTGGCAAGTTCCGTGGCCGCCCCTTCGGTTAATCCTTCTGTTAATCCTTCCGCCCTTGCCGCCGCCCGGATTTCAGCCAGCAGTTCCGGGTTTTCTGATTCCAATAATGCCAATGTAATTTTCATAGCGTCACCTTTCTTGGGTTTATGTTCAGACCCTGACAATTCGCCTTGGGCCACTTCGATAAATTTTGTAAACGTGCAAACACTGGTGCTATCATCCGCGCCCAGGGGAACAAAGGAGGTTTCGGATACCTTTGATGTCAACCAGATTTCCGCCGGACCCGCCAGAAGAATGCCGTTGACCTCGGCCTCGGCCCCGGCCTCCAGGGATAAAATACTCAAAGGATCCACCCCGATACTGGCCTGCCAGGGGAACCCCTCATCCGCCAGGCCCTTGACTTCTTTGGCCACATCCGTCACCCCGGAAAATTTTCCCTGAACAAAAAAGGACCCGTCCACCCAGGATTTATTTGAATGACCCACAATCTGGTCCCGGCGATGATCCCGGAATATGGGCATTTCATCCGCCGCCTGTATCCCGTCCACCACCACGGCCAGCTTGCCCCACCACCGATCTACCACCGCCCCGGTATAGGCCTCCATTAAAAATGTTTGGCCCGGGAACGTATCCGCCCCGGCATCCGCCGCAAAATTAACCGGGGTGGTCAATTCCATGTGGGTGCATTTTGCATCTGATAATTTGATATTTGGGTTCATGGTTCTGGTATCTCCTCTTCTGGTATCGCCTCTATGATCAGTTTGTCCGCGACCTGTTTTTTCCGTTCCTTAACCTGCTGGACATGATTCTTTTCCCAATCCCCGCCGGTCAGTTCTGCCGTTTCCCCTGCCAGGGTGGACAGCCGGGAAGAAACCCGGGCCGCTGCTGCCTTGACTTCGGCCAGTTCGTTTATCTGGCCCTTGGCTGGGCCGGTAAAGGTCCCCGCCAGATACGCCTGACGAATCCCGGGATCGGCAAAATAACCCGGTGCCGGGATCCGGCCGGATGCCACGGCCTCCCACATCCATACTTCCTGGACTGGCCGGAAAAAACTATCCACCAGCAACTGCCGTTCGCTCTGGACATACTTCCACAATTCCACCAGGGCCGCCCGGGCCGCTGAATAACTGGCTGTAAAATGCTTAATCAAAATTTCAAAGGGAAGTTCCAGACCCGCCCCGATCTGTCGCAACACCGCCATGACAAATCCGTCATAATTCACATTGGGCCGACCCGGGTTTGAATCGTGGATTTTTTCCCCGGGGTTCAATCCCACAATCAGCCCGTTGCCCAGTTTCAGATCCGCTTCCCCACCACCAGCAGCCGCCCCGCCGATTTTCCGGATCAATTCGCCGTTGCTGCCCAGATTTCCCGGGTCCGATTCCACAAAAACCGTAAAAAATCCGGATACCACCGCCGCCATGATTTCGGCCTCGGTATACCGGCCCAATTGTTTAAACGGTTCGATCACCGCCGCCAGGTCCGGAACGCCCCTGCTCTGGCCCGGCCGGGTGGGATCAAAAAAATGAATGATATTTGGCAGGCCGGTTTGTTCGTTCCAGGCATCCCGGATCTCCCATTTTTTTTCTTTAATACTGCCCAAACGGCCCGGGTGAACATTCAGGATATGATATTTTACCGGTGCCCCGTCTTCATCCTTTTCAACGCCCCCGGCCAGGCGGTCCGTATCCGGAGCATTGTCTTTATTACATACCCTGTCCGCCTCAATGACCTGGAGTTTAAGATCGTAGATCACCCCCGGCCGATTTTTATGGACCAGCAAAATAAAAACGTCCCCGTTCTCTTTTTGCTGGCGATACACCAACCGGGTCAGGGCACGGCCGGTCAGGGTCCGGGTAAGGTCGCACGCCTTGGTATTCCAGAACAATTTCCATTCCCGTTCAATTAGATTTTCCAGATCATCGGCCTGGTCATCTGTCAAATTCAAAACGTCCCGATCCAGCTGGCTGTGAAATCCCAGCCCGGTGCCCACCACATTGGTGACCTTGGTTTTAATGGCCCCGCCGGCCAAAGGATTGTTCCGGCACAGATCCCTGGACCGCTCCCGCAAGGTGGGCAGATCTGCCAGGATATCCGTGTCCGCGTCCGCCATGGATGCCGTCCATGATTTTAATGTCCGCTTGACCCGGCTGGCCCCGTCATAGGAGGACAACAGTTCCATCGCCTTCCGCGCCCGCAGCCGACGCATACCGGCCCCTGGGGACAGATACCAGATCACCCGGTCCAGGAGATTTTCCCGGCCGGGTGATTCGGTTTGTTGTTGTTTTGGTTTCATAGCGGGGTTACCTCAAACGCCGCAATCCCGCCGCCGTTGGTCAGCTGAATGACTTTTTTCTCCCAGAAAATAATATTGTCCCGGATCTCCTGGGCATTGGCCCGGGTCAGTGTCCGGGTCCCCATGGTGTAACCCTGCCCCCCCTGGACCGCGTCATCTGCTGACATCCATCCGTCCAATTTTGCCTGGGCCTGTGCGATTGTAATTCCTGCCATACCCACATCCTTTACATTTTAAAATCCCCGTTAATGACCATTGTAATTTTCACGTAATTTTCTAATGGTGAAAGTATACACCCGGTTTTTGACGATTTTTTAAAATGAGCTCGAAATGATACCGAAATGACACCGAAATGATACCAAAATGATAGGTTAAAGTTCTTGACAAGGTTTTTTACAGACAAAAAAAAGCCCCGACGAGAACCGCCAGGGCCTTTTTTTTAAGTCTTCTTAAATCACCAAACAGCACCCGCTAAATCAAAGCTGGTTTTTCATTCCTGAACCCCATTGACCGGTCCATTGGTATAATCCAGCAAAAACTTTTCAACATTGACTTTATGGGCATACCACCGCCCCCCCTCGATCCGCACCGGCAGGCCCGCCTCGATAAATTTTTTTAATTTTCTGTTACCCACCCCTTTTAGGTATTCCCGGATTGCTTCCTTGCCTTCCAATAACCCGCTTTGATTATCCATTCACCCCCCTGCTGATCACCCGCCGCCCACCGGTTGTATGGGCCTGGGCTTTTATAATAAAGGATAAACTGGGCATCCATTCCGGATCTGCACAGGCATCTGAATAAATTTCACAGTCCAATAGATGGTTATCCCGCCGGACAGACTTCCAGGAAACCGTCCCGTTTTTATCCTTTTGTTTTTGTTCGGCCAGAATCTGCCGGGCATACTCCATACCCGTATCCGCATGCAGCGTAATCACCTGACTTTCCCCGGCCACACGTCCCAGCCGCCAGTGAAACAACTCCTTGAACTTATCCGTGTCCAGAAAATAGAGAACCAGCCCCCCGGGGATCACCCGGTTCCCCCGGGTCATTTTGTCGATCACCCGGGGAGTGACTTTTTTAACCTGGGCCGTGGATGCCCCTTTGACACCGAACACCACCCCCCGGCCGTGCAGCCGGAGCCATTCATAAATTTCTTCGGTCTTGCTCCAATCATCTTCTTTATTTTTTCCGCCGCCCGTATCAATGGCCGTCCGCCAGATCCCCATGGTATCTCCCGGCTGCCCGCCTTCCACCGGGTACTGGGTGTCAAACACCAGGGTTTCCACATCTGCCCAGGTGGACACATATCCATATTGTACCCGATGGCTGGACAGATCCGCCGTCCAGGATTTAACAATAAACCAGAACCCCTGTTTCTGGACATCGATCCCACACGTCAACGCCACCGCATCCCGGGGCACCACCCCGGCGGGCAGATAATTTTTATGGGCCAGGATCTCCTCCTCCTCTTTTTTCACCACCACGTTTTCCCAGGGCAATGCACAATAAGAGTTTAAAAAATCCTGGTGCTTACCGGGATCCGAAAGGCCCAGCAAAAAAGCGTGAACGATTTCCCCAAACGACACAAAATACGATATCCAGGCCGGGATATGAAACCCGATACTGGCCGGCCTGAATTTCTCCAGATAGGTATCCATGGATATATGGGTCCCCCTGGCGATCCACACCCCCAGCTTCACCGCCCGGTTCCGGGTTTGTTCGTTCCACTTTCCCTGGCAGTGTTCGCACTCATACCAGGCCAGGCTCTTGTTTTTAATTTCCTTGGCATCCGCCCCGGAGCCACCCGCCCATTTAATCTTATCAAAGGCCATCAGCTGGATCTGGCTGCACAAAGGGCAATGCACCCAAAAATCAAAAATCACATCCGATCCAAGTAACGCCTTCCAGATATTGCCACTGCCCAGGGTGGGAGTGGAAATCTTGAAAAATTTGGATATCCACCGAAAGGTGGTCAACCGTTTATCTGTCAGTTCCAGGGGACCGGTCTCTGTCTTACCCGGATCAAACCCGGGTTTGTCCACTTCGTCCGCAATGGCATACCGTACCGGTTTATTCGCAATACTGGCCACCGACCGCGCCCAGCCAAAGGAAATCAGCATATGCTGCAGCTTGATCCGCACCGCGCTTTTATCGTTTTCCTGGCCCGTGAAATATTTCCGCAACCGGGGGGATGCCTGGATCATGGGCACCACCCGGTCCTTGGCATTCTCCACCGCTGTTTTTTCATCCGGATGTACATACAGCACCGGCCCGGGTGCCCGGTCAATGCAATACCCGATAAAATTATGCACCGCCTCAGATCCGCCGGTCTGGG